ACATTTCAGATTCTAGTGGCCCCAGATGCGGGTCGTGGATTGGACATGGCTCCCGCCCGTCTTGAGATATTTGTAAATGGGTTTGCTAAGCCTGAATATGCGGAGATTCCCAATTTCCCCATGCAGCGTTGGACGGCAGTTGTCATAGTGAAATCTGGCCGCAAATTCAATATATATTTGAATGGAACACTTGCTGTCAGCCATTTGTGTACGGCAATGCCTGATTTCGATGATACCCAGCCATTAAGAATAGGTGATTCAAGGCTGGGTGGAACAATCGCATTAATGAGTCTTGCTCCTTACGCCATGAAAACAAACCAGGTACGTGATTTAACCCAAGATGCCGTTGATACAACGGGAAAGCCATATATGCCATTTAAAATTGGATCAATTGTTTCTCCATTTATGCCATCATTACCTGGTGGATTCTGGTGTCCGGGTGGAAATTGTAGAGCCCCTAAGAAAGCAGGCCCCTTGGAACAATGGTCATCTCCTTATGCATAAAGTGTTTTATACCAATAGAATGGAGACGTCAAGAATCGTTATAATTGCGGTGGTTCTTCTTTTATTGATAGTGTCTCTTCAATCTGGTGGTCAAATGGAGCCGACGAAAATGGTTATAATGGTGGTTGTTGCTATTTTATTACTAGTATCTCTTCATTATTTATCGGGTTGGCTTTATGGAGATAGTGAAACGCAAGACTTAGTAATATATAGTTCTCCAACGGATGGTCTTCCAGGAAAGGATAAGATGGCTACTACTTACTCGGCATCACAGGTTCCTCAAATCTACGGTGGTGGAGAATACTCCATTAGCACCTGGATATATGTCACAAACTGGAGCTTGAACAAGGGTAAGAATAAGCCATTCTTAGTTCTATCTGGTGGAGCGCCTCAGTCGACTGGTTACATGACTCTAGTCATGTATCTCGGACAATACACGAATAAGTTGGGTGTTCGTGTGAGTTGCGAATCAGCAGACAACAAGTCAGGTAGTTTGACACATGGAAAAGATTATAGTGCGATTGTTGCTGGATCCTCTCCCTATAGCGATTCATCCATTGACTTCAAGAAGTGCGATATTGAACAGGTTGATTTACAGAAGTGGGTAAATATAACTGCAGTTCTCACGGGGCGCACCATCGATATCTATGTTGATGGAAAGTTATCTCGCTCATGCCTACTCGACGGCCTTTTCAAAGTGGATGGTGATACTCCTACACTGAAACTCGGTGGCCCAGATGGATTTGGTGGTCTAATTGGAAAGACTCGTGCTGCTAATTTTGCGTATTCTCCGGATAGAGTCTACTCATATTACCAGGAGGGGCCTTTTACTACATTTTCACTCAGTAGCTTAGACCCTACTCAATATTCTCTTGATTTCAAGAGACAGGGGTCTGTTGTGTTTAGCACGAGTTCTTAGAAATCCAATATATCGAAAACATATGTAAATGTTATCTTAACTTTTACATATGTAGATGGAAGCACCCCCAGGAATTTCAATGACAGGATCGGACATAGTGTCACAGGTTCTGTCTAGCATTATTCTTGTAGTTATATTATACTTTGCATTAGTTCTAGCTGAATTTCTCTACAAATCTTTTGTGTCAATGTGGAAAGATAGGGTAGAACTATTCCCAAATACATACGTCTCCGGTCCTAAGATGCTTACGGCGCTGCAAAATCCCAATAATCCCAAGTCGAAGACGGTCTATTTCTCAGATAACCAGCGCTCTGGTATCGAATTCAGTTATGCCATGTTTATATATGTGAAGAGTGATACATTTTCTAGAGGTGAGCACAAACTATACCACATCCTACACAAAGGCTATAGTTTAGCATACCCTCTAATGGGTCCTGGAATTTTCTGCTGGGGTGACATGAATACAGTGCGCATCTATATGAACTGCTATGATACCTGGAATAATTATTGCGATATCGAGAATATTCCGGTGGATAAGTGGTTTCACATGACGGTGACGTGTAAGGGTAACACCTTGTATGCTTATATCAATGGAAATCTGAAGAAGAAGATTGCGCTATCCAATAGCACACCTCCTTACCAGAATTATGGAAATGTCTATGCCTTTAGTTCTCGCAAGAGTTCATTGAGCAAGACTATCACAACATCCTTGGATAAGGATGCTGCTGTTCAAACACTGAATGCAACATTGGACTTCGATGGATGTATGACGGGTATGATTAGCAGAGTATTCTACTTTGGCTATGCCTTGACCTACAGTGAAATCCAGAGCTTGATGAATATGGGACCATCCACAGTTGTAGATTCTCCTGATATGTCTATATCCCCTTACTTGTCAGACACATGGTGGGAGAACAAGCAGGGTCCTTAGGGTCCTTAGGGATAGGGCTCCACCCTATTTAAACATCTCTTCTTGTTTCGTAATAACAAGAAGAGATATGCCAGGAGGTGGATTATTCATTTTAGTAGCCTACGGTTCTCAGAATGTAATCTTGAGTGGAAATCCTGATTTTACCTACTTCTACACAGTCTTGAAGAAATACAGTCATTTTGCTTTTGAATCACTCACGTTGCCTCTAGAAGGTCCTCAAGAACTTTTCTTCGACGAACCCATTCAGCTTCGTGCGAAAATTCAACGGGTTGCCGATTTGCTCTCAGACTTATATTTTACTTTTACCTTACCAGACATCTATTCGAAATACTTTGATCCGAATTTGGCAGGGCCATTACAAGGACGCTCACAATTCCAATTCCAATGGGTTCGTTACATAGGTGCACAGATTATTCAAAGTGCCAGTTTCTTGATTGGTGGAACCCAGGTTCAGCAATTCGACAGTGACTATATTATTTCAACTGCTTTGACGGATCAAGATGAGACACAGTATAACAAGTGGCAAGCATTGGTTGGAGATGTTCCTGAAATCTATGACCCGGCAAATGGACAATACTCCGGCGCTGTAGGAAACAATCCCACTCGCACACCAGGCCTATATCCTAATGTCGTATTTAACACAGATCCTACTATACACGCACAGAACAATTTTCCATCTATTCCCACCCGTGATATCACACTCCCGCTATCCTTTTGGTTTTCTCAGAGCCCTGGTCTAGCACTTCCTCTTATTGCTCTACAATACCATGAATGCGAAGTTCAACTTACTTTGAGACCTATTCGTGATCTATATACTGTCTTGGATCCTTCTGGTTACAGAGTTCGTCCTGAAGTCAAGGTGAATTCATCTATTAATCAGTTATATTCTGGCAATGTTTCTTACTTGCCTAATGCGGAACCTGAAATTTATATAAAACAGTTCTTGACTGATATCGGATATACCCCACCTACAATGAATACCTGGAATCTAAATCCACGGTTACAGGCAACCTATATATACTTGACAGATGAGGAGCGTAGAACATTTGCTACAAAACCTCTAAATTACATTGTGAGACAAGTTACGAGTTATCCATTCCCAAGTGTATCTTCGAGACAATTATTTGACCTTTACACCCATAATCCTGTACCCCGTCTGATTATAATTCCCCGCCGCTCAGATTCAACCCGATATTTGAATGCTTGGACAAACTATACAAATTGGTGGAGATATGGAAAGGCGCCATTTTCTCCAGCCACCTCATATCCTAGTTATGGAGGATATTCCGGTGTCAATATTCAATCGATGCAGCAAGATATTATACGGCAGATACGAATTGTATGCGATGGTAATGATGCACAAGAAATAAAGCCGGCCCAGTATTTCAAGGAACTCAGTTCATGGAAATATGCAGCAGGCGTGTTTCCACCAGGACTTGCAATATACAGCTTTGCCTTAGATACGTCAAGATGGATAAAGCCGAGTGGCTCATTGAATACGAGTAGAGTGAAGAATTTCCAGATTGACTTGGACCCATGGCCTCTAGCCCAGAATAGCATGTATTTAATAGACTATATTGTCTATGTGGAAAGCATAAACTTTTTGGTCATTGAAGGTGGTATGGGAGGAATGAAATATGCGACGTAATGACCTTTTAATTTAGTTACATGTTAAATTAGATGAGTTTGCTTACGCAGCTTAGCAATAAGATTCAGTATTTGGCTTCACAACAGTTGGATGACCCTGAAGCAGAAGCATATGCAAAACAGCAGGCTGCTCAGGCAGAACATGATGAAGAAACGAAAAAGAGACTAGAAGATGAAAAGGCTAAGACTAAGAAACAGGAAGATGCGAAGGCTAAATCTAAGGAACAGGCGCAAGCTTTAGTAGATAGAAGCCAATTTAGACCTCAAAGAGCATCGAGTAATATTGCATCTGGAATTATAAAGGGATTTACTGGTTTATTTTTGGCACTTTTCATATTATATGGTGGTCATCTAGCAGCCAATGATACTATTGGATATAGTGTTCCATTTCGTATTGTAAGTTTTATGTATGGCTGTCTATTATTTTTCATAGAAATTCCCAAAATGCTCATTCGTAGATACTGGTATAATATAAATCCGTCGTATTATTCATTCTTACCTATATCAACATATGTGCCAGTTGGTGATTTAGAATCATTCTTTTTACGTGGATTTTGTTATACGGAAGATGCCGCTTCTGTTGCGGCAAAAGGAGCGGTCGATACTCTTTATAAGACCGCCTTCGAGAAAACCCAGATAAAGACGGAGTAATAAGAATTAGTAGATATGCAAAGTGAAGCTACGCCTTTTGTAAGCATTGTAACGCCCACGTATAATCGTAGACGTTTCATTCCTTCCTTGATTAAAATGGTTAAGTCGCAGACATATCCTAGGGATCGCATGGAGTGGATTGTCTTTGATGATGGTCAGGAGGAAGTACGAGATTTATTTGAGAATGCAAGGGCCGAGTTACCCAGATTAAATTTCATTTGGTCTGAAGACAAAATGACATTAGGAGAAAAGCGTAACATTCTAAATAAAGAGGCAAAAGGCGACATCATAGTGGCTATGGATGATGACGACTTTTATTTTCCTCAGAGAGTCGAGGAAGCTGTGAAGGCGTTGAATGCGAATCCTGGATTTAGACTAGCAGGTTCTAGTGAGGTCTACATGTATTTCACGGATACGAAAGAAATTTGGAAGGCAGGGCCCTATTTCAAGGGGCATGCCACAAATGGAACTATGGCATGGACAAGGGCGTATGCCGATACCCATACATATGACGAGGCAGTGGCATTTGCAGAAGAAAAATCATTCCTAGAGGGCTATAAGAATCCACTGGTTCAATTGAATTCTAGGACAATCATGTTAGTGATGAGTCACTCAGATAACACATTTGATAAGACGGAACTTAGAACTGATACAAATCCTTTACTTGTGAAAACAAGTCTGAAGATGAAAGATTTCATTAAAGACCAGAGTCTCTATGATTTCTTCGCAGCTCTGTGAACTCTTCTTGTTTTTCTTTTCTTCCCGCCGGCGAATACTCCCTGTTTACCAATTCTCTGTAGAGCAATTAGTTCTACAGAAATAATGATAGCATTGTGATCTAGCAAAGGATTTATTACAAAGTTGTTTTCATTCAATACACGTAAATTCGATAGCGGCACATTGGTTAACATTCTATCACATCTACTGGGGGACCGCTTTGCATCTAAGCACTCTTGCTTGTCTGTTCTATTAGAATCACAGGTTGTCAAATATTTACAAGTGCTCCCTAAATTAGTCGAGAGTTCAAAGAATGGAAATGTGACTTCCTCTGAGAATTCCCTGTCTTCTTTCAGAAAGTTTGACAATTGATCATTGTGATCAATTACTCTGAAATTCAAGTCGCCCCCAATAAAAATTTTAAGAGTGTGAATATTTACTTTATTTTCTATCTGCTTGAATATTGTCTTGAAACAGCGTGTCATGGATTCTATACGATATTTATTACCCATTGACGAATTTTGAACGAGGGCTAATTTACCAGTATCAATTGGTAAATGCATATTTATGAACAATATGTTTTGTGACATATCTTTAATAAGAACCCATGATGACCCCTTTGTCGCATATGTTACAAGTCTACCAAGACCAGATTCTAAGGCAGAAGTAATTACTCCTGAAAATTTATTAATTTCAACCTTACCGGAATCTACTAACTCAACGGTATTACTTTTAGAGTATACCTTTGTAACTATGTTGAATTTTTGTTTAGGGCTGAGTGACTGGACGCATACATTCTTATATCCATTCATTAATTGACTGGATACAATACTAGTTTCGTCTACTGGCCGATTATCCTCTTGACTAAATTCTACATAAATATCTGGTTTAGTTTGCTTGAATGTATCTGTAAAGATATCATTTTCCACGTTGTTTATATTTTCAGCCGCCATATTTTGGCTTACGAGTGTAACCTTCATCTACTAAGTTCACTTTTTTAAAATAATTTCTTGACTTTTTAGAAAAAGTCTAGTCTAAACAAAACTTCTCTCGTTCTTATAGATAGTATAGGTATAATGGCGTCAAGAGATGATTCGCTGAATACACTCTTACAGGTATACGAACAACCTATATTATATTCTGTAACAGATACATCGGGATATGCATTACAACCTCCTGAAATCAAGGTTCCTCTCAGACCCCATCAGTTGGCCATGATTCATGCGATGCATCTGAAAGAGAAAACTTGTATAGAGGGGTTTGAAGTAAATGGTGAGACCCACTATAGTCAGACGGCATTGTTAGGAGATAAAGTCGGCTCAGGAAAAACACTGACAACCCTGGGATATCTGGCATATAGGAAATCAAATCCTATTACATCAGTTTTTAATAGAATTCATAATCGATCTCAGACGACATTTTGGAGTCAGCGACCAGTTCATACAACGGAATGCTCGGGTAATGTCTTAATAATTGTCCCACACACCTTGTTTCACCAATGGAAACATGCAATTCAACAACAAACTACATTATCGTTCTTTGAAGTGAAAACAACCAAGGCTCTAGAGAAACCAGATTTTAATGATTTAGTGAAGAATCGGGATATTACATTAATGTCAAATACAATTATCAAGACG